TCAGCTTCATCACCTGCAACTGCTGTAACGTCTGAAGAAATACCTGCAACAGTAGTTACATCACTTGATACTCCTGCGACTGTTGTAATATTTGCATCATTACCTGCTACGGTAGTTACATTAGCACTTATTCCTGCAACAGTTGTTACATCTGAAGATATTCCGCCAACTGTATTTACGTTATCAATGTTTTGAGCAACCGTATCAATTTCTGAAGTTGCTTCGTTTAAATCGTTAGCCGCAGTTTCAATCTCAGAGATAGCTTCGTTTAAATCATTGGCAACTGTAGTGACATCTGCAATGTTTGTAGCAACTGTGTTTACGTCTGCTATATTAGTAGCGACTGTAGACACATTAGCATCATTATCTGCAACTGTAGTTACATCACTTTCAATACCAGCAACTGTTGTAACGTCTGAGCTTATACCTGCTACTGTTGTGATGTTTGGTAAGTTAGTAGATATAAAACTTTTGTTTACAGCATCATTGTCGTTGACAGGATCTGCAACATTCTTAATTACTTTACTTTGAGCATCATACTTATCATCGTCATCAACTCTAATTGTATCTTCTGTAATATCAATGGCTTCTTGTGCCATGAAAAACATTTGGTTACTATCTTGATCTAAAATATTTTCAGTAATAGTAGAACCATCTTGGTAGTCTACTAATCGAGATGCTCTATTTGATTTCCTAGTAATAACTATTGCTTCGCCACTAGCAGGGGCTGTAGTGAATTGAATAGATGAAGAAGTAGGGAACGTATAGTCTGTATCTTGTGTTTTCTCAGTTCCATCAACAGTAACGACTACATGTGACTTTGTAATGTAACTGAAAGTAACGGAGTAGGTTGTTTGAGATCCGTCTCCAGTATATGTATCTTTTGCAAATGCCATTTATATCCTCTATTGATATGGGTTGTAGCTTCCTTTATCAGGTAAGCTTGAGTTGTCTTTTATGTAGTTTAGTATTTGATTAATACCGTACATGTTTTGATACGGAAATAATCTCATTATTCTGTTTAAATCTGACTTACTAAATCTATAATCACTTCTAGTAGCTTTTAATACTGAACCTACTGATCTAAAGATCTTTTCTAATCCATCAATCGTGGGGTTACCCATTAGTAAGTTCATATCTGTTCCAGATGATCTTGTGTTAAATCTGTATTGTGGTGCAATCTGAGAAGTAATTAGATCTGCAATAGGTGGCATCATAGATGACCAACCAGCTCTTTGGAAAGATGCTAATCCCATCTTAACTAAGAACTCATCATCGTTTTTACCTAATCTTTTATTTAGGTATTTTCTTTTCTCAGATTTACTCATTCCAATTGTATTGAAATTAGTTTGTGCGTAGTACGCCATTCCTCCAATCATTGTAGTATACATAAACATACTAAATGTTTGGAAATCCGCCATAGCTACGTTATGTAAAAACTGTTTATTCCAAGCAACCATAACAAACTGCCTGAACTGACCCATAGTTTTACCTACAGTAGTATCAGAGAAAAAACGTGAAGTATCTCCTATGTGATTGTATTGGACAGCACGTCTAGTGTATCTATTAACTGCAATAGCAAACTTTTTTAATAATGCAGGGTCTTTAAACTCTGGGAAATTAAACTGTAATACTCTTCTTCCTAAAAAGTTTTTTTCAGTAACAACATTCTTACTATTAAATTCTTTACCAAGTTTAGTTAAATCTTCGTCTGTTAATCCTAAAACTTTATATCTATTTAACCTTGATCTTTTTATGTTTGCTTGTCCGACATCAATTAAGTCTTCTGCCATTCTATGTACAAACATTCTCATAGATAATTTACGTTGAATGCTATCTAATGCTAACAAACCTGATCCAATAGAAGTTCCTTTTTCTAAAGCATCACCTACTGCTTCTTTACTCGTTTTGATCTTTGCAAAGGTATTAGGGTTAGCTGCACCTCTTTCTGCCATCTCGTAAGAACTAAACATTCTATACAACCACTCGTCTCCGTTAGACGCACCAATGATTGCCATATCTCTATAGAAAGTATCATCTACTGGTACATTTCTATTTAATAATTTTCTGAAAGCAGGTACTTCATTTAATAATACACGAAGACCTTGCTGCGATGTTGCTACTCCAAACTCAGGTAACTGAGCTATACCTACTTGGTTTAGAACTCTAGTAAAGTTATATCTTCTTAACCAACGTGCAGCAGTTGCGAATGAACCTGAAGGATCATCTTCTGCCGATCTTCCAAATAGATTGTGAAATACTGCATCTACAGTTTTCTTTTCAGAGTCAGATTTTTGTGCAATACCTGTCTCACCTGCATAGGATTTATCTATGTCAGCTTTTAATGTATTTTTGTATCTAACTAAATCACTTCTACTTCTAATGTTTGCACGTTCAGCTAGTGAAGCCCAACCTGACATTTCGTTAGAATAAGAAGTCCATAGACCATCTATATCGTTATCATATAAATCATCAAATCTAACTTTAACTCCTTTAATTGTAGTTTCGAAGTTTTCATTTAATCTAATTCTTTCTGCTAATCTTCCTGAAGTTAAAAGGTCAAAGTTAACTGATAAAGTTTTTTCTAACTCGTCTTTTATATTAGGTTCTAATTCTTCAAAAACATCATCTAACCATTGTCTAATATTTGCCCTGTCTTTGATACCTATTAACTTTTCTAAATCAAACCCGCCATTACGTTTGTTATGTTTAGTCATCTTTACGATAGCTTGTGCCATAACATTTGCTTTATTAGGGTCTATCTTCTCAGTTACAGTTTCACCTTTTCTTAACTTCTCATTTACTTCTTTAAGTTCTTTTTCAAACTTAGATAAATCTTTATTATACTTGTCAGCTTTCTTAGTGCCTTTTCTTTTAGGCGGCTTTTCTTTTAATTTAGCTATTTTAGTTTCTAATTCTTTTACTTTGTTTAATAAAGGTTGTTGAGTTTGTCTTTCTATAGCTTGACCACCCTTTACTGGGAAAGGAGCTCCTACACCTGTTCTATCTAATCCTAAAAACTTTTGTTCACTTAGGATTGCTTGAGATATAAGATCGATAATACCGTCTTCACCAATAGAATTTTCCATTTCCATGAAAGCATCTAATGACATTTTACGAGGCACATAACCTCTAAATACTTCTAAGTCTTCAGCACCTTCAACACCTGCATCTCTTAGCTTTCTTACAAAATACTCAAACCCATCTGCATAAGCGTTAGCTGCAGTCATAATTTCAGCATCTGCTAGTAGTGTTTCTTCCTGTGCTGATATTGCTTTTCCTTGTTGTTTTCTACCTTGTGCAATGATTGCTCTTTTAATAGACTTGTTCCATTCTAATTTTCTACTTGATTGTACAAATCTAAAAACAGTCCAACCACCATTCTTCTTAACCCATTTCTTAAACGCATCATGTACTCTAGGGTAAACTAAAGAGTTTACTTCCATGATTGTTAAATCTCTTAATACTTCTACTGTAGCTTCTTGTCCTACAATTCTTTCGTTTAGTTTTTTAGTTCCTTTAAGTGCAGTATCTTCCCAACCAATAGGATCTTCCATAAATGTCCAAGCAAACTTTTTCATTAATGGAGACTTAGAAGTTGCTGCAGCTCCTGACTTTGTCATTTGAACTAGAAAACCAAACGGAGCATTTCTTGCTGTAGGGAATATGACGTTCTTATCTGCAACGTCTGAAGCATCATAGATGTCATCTACGTCTGCTAAATCTTTCTTTAATTTGTTTACATCGTCTGCGTACTTCTCAGTACCGCTAGATTTTTTAGCTGCTGATGTAAACTTACCGCCGTTCTCTTCAACATCTAACCTTTGCACAGCTTTACCTACTTTTCTTAGGTTTCTAGCCAATGCAGCGTTGATGCCTCCTCCAAGAGTGCCACCTATCGTTGATGCTATAATTACGTCATTTAGACCCAATGTAGGTTGATTATATGCTACAGGACTAAATAAAGCTGCCTCTGTTCCTGCAACAAGAGCTCCCGATTGTGCAAACTTTTGCATACGAGTTAGTCTTTCTGCAGCTCTTATACCATTCAATCCTTTAGCCATAAGACCGTAGCCAGTAAAGTTTATAGGATCTAATAACCAACTACCTACCTGCCAAGCTATACCAGACCAACCTGCTCTTTCTAGTGTTTCTTGGTTTCTCTGTATTTCAGCAGCTCTTTCAGCTAAGTATTCCCAATGTTGAGCTGAACCTGCTTTTTCTGCAATCCATAACAAACTATCGTTATTTAGTTTATAACCATCTATTAACTGTTTTCCTCTTTCTGATTTTTCATATTCAGTAGAAAGAAAACCTTCATCTACATCAAACTGTTGCATAGACAGCATCTGCCACATGTTACCTATTAGTGTGCCTTCTCTAAAAGCTGCCTTCACTTCTTCTGAAGTTGTAGGCTCTTGTGCTATAAATTTTCTAAAAGCATCGTTCTTATATAATCTATCTACAAGTAACTCTCCGTCATCTATTGGATACTGATCTTCCCAATCTCTTGGTTTAAATTTATCTTGTATAGATTTTAATTCTTCTTTTATAGAGAGAGGCTGTAGATCAATTTTTTTTTTACGTTCTGACTCTAATAAATCTGCTTCTTTACTTCTTCTCTTACCATAATTATCACCAAAGTTTCTTAGGTTAGCTTCCGCACCTTCCCAGTCGTCTGTAGATATTTGATTAAAGAAATTAGGTACTCTTTTAAAATTACCATATTGAAAACCTACACTTGCTACAACTGTTTGCTGTGCTTCAGTTAAATCTTCAAATTTTGTTTTAGGATCATTATCGTTGTATTGATCTATAATACTTTTCGAATACCATTGTTTACTTGCAGTATCTAGTTGTTTTACTTCACTATCATCAAGTTTCAAGTTAGGTGCAACTTCAGCAGCCGCAGCTCCTGTCATTCCTAAGTAAGGTGTTAATCTTTCTACTAGTGAACTATCTAATCCAATACTATCTAAGAACTCTACAGTCTTGCTACCTAAATCAAAACCAGTACCAATCGTAACGCCTGATTGCGAGTTGTCAACATCAGGTACATAACCTTGACTAACGCCTTTGCCTTCTAGTTCACTTATAAAGTCCCAATTAATTTTACTCATTATCCTCCACTACGGTGCTGCTATTGTTAAAGAGTCGTCGATAGTTTTTCTTGCCTCTGCTTTTCTTCTTCTCTCTAAAGCTATTTTATCTTCTTCTGCTTGTCTTTTTAATCTGTTTTCGTGATGTATTGCAGTTATTGCACTTATAGGCACTTGTGCAAATGCACTTCTACCTGTTTTTTTATCTGTAACGACTAAAGGTACATCACCTGATACGAAATCATCTTCTCCTCTAGGTATAAAGTAAACAACACCTTTTTCAGGATCTAATGTTAAATCATTCCCTGACATATTATACTGGTAATCTTCTTTGACTTGAATGTCCTCTTCTATGTAATCAGGAATGGCTAATCTTTGACT